TTCAGTTCCTAAAACGATGAAATCCCCTAGAATTATCGCGATCGAGCCAACTGCGATGCAGTACTCGCAGCAAGCTCTTTTACGGTTGTTCCAGGAAGCCGTCAAAATTCATCTTGACGACTTTATCGGACTTGATGACCAGACGCCTAACCAGCGAATGGCCTGTCAAGGGTCTGCTTTTGGAGACCTAGCTACACTCGATCTGAGTGAAGCATCCGATAGAGTTTCATTGGAGATCGTTCATAACCTGTTATGTCACCATAAGCACCTAAGAAGTGCCGTGATGGCTTGTAGGAGTGAACGAGCTTCACTACCTAGCGGGGACATTATATCCCTTGCTAAGTTTGCGTCTATGGGTTCAGCCCTGTGTTTCCCGATTGAGGCAGCCGTCTTTCTCGTGGCTATCTTTGTTGGGATTGAGCAGGACTTAGGACGCTATGTCACCCGCGGTGATATTCAAAGTTACCGTGGGAGGGTGCGCGTCTTCGGGGATGATATCATTGTCCCCGTCGAACATGTGCGATCCGTGATAGCTTCCCTTGAGTATTTCGGTCTCAAGGTCAACTCGCGCAAGAGCTTCTGGAACGGCAAGTTCCGGGAGTCTTGTGGAAGGGAGTACTATGACGGACAGGACGTCTCACTTGTCCGTGTCCGTCGACCTACTCCCTTATCACGGAGGAACGTGCAAGAGATTGTCAGTACAGTTTCACTCCGGAACCAGCTATTTCACGCTGGTCTGGATGAACCTGTCCGTCACCTTGATCGTCTGTTGTCCAAAGTTCTTGGGCACTTTCCGATTGTCGGTGAGACGTCTCCTGTATTGGGTAGGCACAGCTACGAGCCTGTACATCTTGGCTCGCAGCTGAGGAATTCCATCCCCATGGTTAAGGGGTGGATGATACGGCCCGTGATCCCTGTTAATGAGATCACGGACTGGCCTGCTCTCCGTAAGTGTCTCTCGTCACTCGATGAGAGAAAGTCAGTGAGCTCGGTCTTTCGACCGGTGCCTAGCTCATCTGATCATTTACGGCGTTCTGGACGCCCCCGAGTCGTCGACATCAAACTCGGGTGGGGCTACTCAGGCTACTAATGCCAGAGTAACGGGGCTCGTATCGAGTCCCGTGGGGAG